GAAGACACCATTGAAGAACGTGTTATTGACGTCTTGCGGAAAAAAGAGGAAAATTTTGAAGAGGTAGTACGGGATAAGGCTCAGCTACTAGGAATGCTTAAAGAGGAAAGAGACAAAAAATGACAAAAGTAGTGCGCTTATCAAACTCTGAATTACAGACTTTTAAAGACTGTCGCCGTCGATGGTGGCTTACCTATTATCGCTCACTACAACCTCAAACAAAAGAGTACACAGGACCTCTTGCGCTGGGAAGTCGTATTCACGCAGCGCTTGATGCTTACTATGCAAAAGGAACTCCTCTTCTTGAGGCACATGCGGAACTGGTAAAAATTGATAAGGATATTCTCCTTGCTGATTTTAGAGATGTACAGGCTCTTGAGGCAGAGGCAGATTTAGGAAGAATTATGTTAGAAGGCTACCTAGAGTGGGTAGCAGAAAACGGTATCGATGCAGAACTTGAAATGATATCTACTGAAGAGCAAATTGTTGCTCCGCTATTTAATGGTGAAGTAGAACTTCAAGGAAAACTTGATATGCGAGTGCGGAGAAAAGGTGATGGAGTTCGGATGTTCCGAGACTTCAAAACTGTTGGTGGTTCGCTTTCAGAGTTTGCCTCGCTAGCAAACATGAATGAGCAGATATTAACGTATATGCTTTTAGAATCAACAAAGAAAGACGAGGAGCATCGCTCTGATGGTGGAATCTTTACCATGCTCAAGAAGGTAAAGAGAACAGCTAATGCTCGTCCGCCGTTCTATGACCAAGTTGAAGTTCGACATAATATTTTTACTTTGCGTTCTTTTTGGAATAGAATCCACGGAACAATTGCAGATTTGATGAGAGTAAGAAAAGCACTAGATGATGGAGAAGAACCATCCTCTGTTGCGTATCCACGAGCCAGCCGTGACTGCAAGTGGAAGTGCCAGTTTTTCGCTATCTGCCCAATGTTTGATGACGGAAGCGCCGTTGAGCAAGCAATTAGCGAAATGTATGCGGTCTCCGACCCATACGCATATTACGATAGCGACACTAAAGGAAGCGAGTGACGATGGGTGAAATCCAACGCTCTTTAACTGTCATGGTCTATGGAGAGTCAAAGGTTGGTAAATCAACTTTTGCTGTTACAGCGCCATATCCCCGTCTCATGCTTGATGTTGAGGGTGGACATAGATTCCTTCCCATCATCGTTAAGTACTGGGATCCTCTGCGTGAGGAGCCACCTATTGCAGATGGCACATGGGACACATGCGTTGTACCTGTTCGTGACTATGACACCGTCTTGAAGACCTACCAATGGCTTCAACTCGGCAAGCATCACTTCAAGAGTCTTATTATTGACTCTGTATCAGAACTCCAAGTTAAGTGCTTGGAAAACATTGCTGGAACCAATCAAATGACTCAGCAACAATGGGGAGAGTTACTTCGACACATGGGTGCGCTTTTGCGAGACCTACGAGATTTAACTATGCATCCAACAAATCCGTTAGAAGCAGTGGTACTTACTGCAATGGCTCGCTCAGGTATGGATGGTCGATATCGCCCGTATCTTCAAGGTCAACTTGCTATTCAAGCACCTTACTTCTACGACTTACTCGGCGCACTAACTGTCGAGCAACGACCTAACCCAGATCCAACGCAACCTCCATACAAGGTTCGTAGGATGTATGTGGAAAGGACAAATCAATACGAAGCTGGAGAGCGCGTTCAAGGAAGACTCGGTGCTGTTGTAGAGCAAGAGAATCTTTCTATTGAACGAATGCTTGATATGGTCTTTGGACCTAAACAAACGCAAGTGGAAAATACAGAAAATAAAACTACTAAGAAGGAAGCAACCAAGTGACAACACTAAATTGGTCTGAACTCATCAAAGCCGCTGGAGATTCGGCGGCTGGCTCATACGAACCACTACCAGATGGCGACTACGACTTGGTCGTTGTTGAGGCAACTGCCACCGTAACGCAAACTGGAAAAACAATGTTTAAACTCAAGAACCAGGTTGAAGGTGGCGCATACAACAAGCGTCTTGTTTGGGATAACTTGGTTGTTAGTCCAGGCAATGAGAAGGCACTTGGTATGTTCTTCTCCAAGATGGGCGCTCTTGGTTTGAATATGACATATTTCAATCAAGACCCACAACCAACTAATGCACAGGTAGAACAGGCTCTTATTGGTCGTCGCTTCCGTGCTCAACTTGGAACTCGTACTTATAACGGAACAAAGAGCAACGAAATTAAAAAGTACTACTCTGTTCCTGCATCAGCATCTGTTGCCACCCCTCTTGCAGCATCAGCAGCACCTGCGCCAGCACCTGCTCCAGCGCCAGCACCTGCTCCTGCACCTGCTCCGGTAGCACCACAAGCTCCTTTCTAAAAATATAAGGAAATCACTGAGAGCCGTCTAACTAAAGTTAGGCGGCTTTCAAGTATCATGTGAATATGACGTGTAAGTGGAGTGTTTGATGAAAGTATTGATTACTGGGGCTACTGCCGCTCAAACCTCTCCGAGGGTTGGGGAGAGGTCTCCTACCTTCGCAACGCTTTTAAAGTTTATTTTGGAGTGCGATGGTCATAGCGTTTTTTGGTTAAGAAAACCAAGCGTCACTATGACAAAAGAAGAACTTGATGAATATGATGTTATTTTAGTTGGACTTGCCCCGACGACAAGCATTACAGCTCACCATCTTTACGGGTCTTTATCTATTATTGAACTTGCAAAAGAACTCGGTAAACTGCGACTTTTTATGGACGCTCCTGAACCTCAAAAAATCTACGCTTCCTACAGAGATATCCTCAATAACCCAAGAAACCTGATTAAAGAGTTTTATGGCAATCGTAGAGAATATGGGTACGCAATACAAGAAGATACCTTTAAAAGCCTCTACAGCACCGTTGAGGGGCTTTATACGAGCAGTTGGCAGGATGTCTTAGTACCAGCATTCCCGTGGTCTAGACCCGAATATATCTCCGATAAGGTGCCTAATATCAATCCAGAAAGAGTGAATTTACTCTGTATGGACTCTGTGATGTTCTTGCTAGGAACTATGGTTGAAGAGCCTGAGGGTGGTCTGTATTGGCTAGTAGATGACCAAACAACTAAGTGGTCACGAAACATGAGAAACACTCTCAGTTGCGAAGTAAAGCACCTAAAAATACAGACTTGGGACACCCACCTATCAGTCATCGATAAAATATCTCAAGCGGTAGGAGTTCTTGTTTCCGTTTATAAGGATAACGACCCGTGGTGGTCAATAGCGCTATCTCAGGCGCTTTTTGCTCAGGTTCCCGTAGTCACGGACTGGCGCTCTAGCGGGGTACTGGGAATGGAATGGGTTGTCCTTGGAAGTTCTATTGAGGATATGACCGAACAGCAAAGATTGAATTTAGCTATTAGACAAAAGGAAATATACCTCGATGCAATTCCTAGCTGGGAAAAAACAGTAAATAATGTTGTCGATGCCGTGTTTTCCGTAAAAACTCAGTAGTTTTCAACTAGAATAATACAAAATTTTGAAAAGAGGACTTCGTGAAAGAACCTATCGATGTAGAGTGGGTAAAAGAGCAACTTACTGAGAATAAGACAAAGAAAGTTGTTGGCGATTCTGTTATTAAATTAATCAATGCGTGGAACTCTCTGACAGACACCACAGAAGCAAATAAAAAAGAAATTGTGGCAGTCTTCTCTAAACTCTCCCTTTCAGAGGCTATTGTTAAAGATAACCCTAACGAGATATGGGTAGATGCTCGCCCAGGTGACTTAAAGGTTGCTGATGTTGTTCGCGTGAAAGCAAATGCCTTTGAGGGTAAGTCAGGTCAGATGCACAATGGACGTAAGGGAAGAATTGTTGCTGTCAGGTACGGCGATATCATTGTTAAATCAAATGATAATCGGCAGCCTATTCTTGAGGGAGCACACTACTCTCCGCATATGCTGGAAAAACTTATTATTAAATGATTCGCTCAAGCATAAAAATACACTTAGAAGGTAATAACTATAAAAATATAGTTGAAAAAGTCAATTCTGAATTAGCAAATTTTTTAAATCTTGAAGTGGAAGAAATTTCTCGATATGTCGACTGCGAAATTATTTGCGAGAAAAGTGTAGACAAAAACAAAGATGTTCACTACAGTTGCGAAGTAATCGCCAAGGTAAGGAACTACAATGTCTGAAGAAGAACAAAAAGTCACTCTTCGTGTTGAAGCGTTGCGAAAAGCAGCTCAAATAATCACTAATGACAGAAATAGTCAGTATGGTGAACCAGAAGATAATTTCGAACGCATAGCAAGAATTTGGACAGTAATTTTTGGTAGGGAGGTGACTACTGAAGATGTTGCCGCGGCAATGATTGGTTTAAAACTCGCCAGATATGCCGCTAAGAGCAACTATCAACCAGATACTTGGATAGACATAGCCGGATACGCAGGTTGCGGATATGAAGTCGGTGCAAAACTTTCCTCAGAGAATAAGGAGTTTTAGTGTCTAATTTCGATGAAAAATCAAAGTTACGGTATCCAGCAGAGTATGAAGATCCTACGTGTAGAGAGATAGGAACAGAACCATTTTTTGCTCCCGATAAAGATGAAGAAATTATTGGTCCA